CGAATGAATGAGAAACCTCGTAAAGTTATGTGGACACCTGACCAAGTTAGAACATTCTTAGATACGGCATACTCTGATTTTAAGTGGAGAAGCATAGGTCTTATAGTTCACATGGCATACGAGTTTGCCCAAAGGGTAGGCGATATGCGTCTACTTAAGTGGGATAACATTAACTTTGATGCTAGACGATTAGACCTTACACAGTCTAAGAAAAGAGCAGAGGTTCATCTTCCTATAGAGGATAATCTATACAAAATGCTGCAACAACAACACGAGGACTTTGGCTTTCAAGAATACGTTGCACCTCATGTAAGAGCGATAGGAGGTGCGTACAGACCTTATACTAATATTGAAGTGTCACCCATTGTAAATGACGTAAAGTCTGCGTGTGGGCTTCCTTCTGAGTTATACGCTATGGATATGCGTAGGACAGCAATTACTGAGATGGTGGAGGCAGGTGTAGATAGCACTCAGATTATGGCAGTAAGTGGACACACAAACCCTAACTCTATGAAACCTTACTTAAGGCATACCTTTACATCAGCAAACAATGCTCTGTCTAGACGAGGAGAGTATAAACATGCTTAACTATAGGGTTAAAAATCTTATTGACGGATTGCGTCTTGACTTTGGCGAGACTATAACTCTTAACTGTCCTTGTTGTGGTGGTTACAAAAAGTTTAGTGTATCTAACCTAGATGGCACAGTAGTGTATAATTGCTACAGAGCAAGTTGTAATGTTAAGGGAGCAGTTAATACTTCTTTGACTAGTGAACAAATACAACGTAAGCTAAAGTTAGATAAACCTAGTAAGAACAAAAACCCTGACTTTGTATTACCTGAGTATATTACTGTGGACATTATAAATAATGCTATGAAAAGATTTATCAATAGGTGGGAGCTACGAAATGTACGTTTATACTATGACGTTAAGGATAAACGAGCAGTGTTCCCTATCTTTGAAAACAACAAGATGGTTGGAGCTATAGGTAGAGCTTTAAATAATATCTTTCCGAAATGGTTACGTTACGACAAGACTGCTAATTACTATTCGCATGTACTAGGTAGCGAATCATCTGTAGCCGTAGTAGTTGAAGACGTTATCTCAGCTACAGTATTAGCCCAAGAAATACCTCAAGTTACAGGTGTAGCGATTTTGGGTACGTCATTAAATGAAAAACACAAAGAGTATTTGAAAGGGTACAAAACTATTGTTGTTGCTTTAGATCCAGATGCTAGTGATAAAACAATAACTTACACTAAAGAGTTAAAGTCATATTGTACTAATTCTATGGTCTTAGCTCACCGATTAGAAGATGACTTAAAGTATAAAAGACAAAATGATTTAGATAAAATAAAGGAGATTACACATGAGTAAAAATTGTATAGACTGTGGCATAGAACTTAAGCTTGGGGAAAACTGGAGCGAGGCAAATCAAACCAACTGTTCTTATAGGTGTCAACCCTGTAGTGCTAGAAAATCAACAAAGACTAATCCTTTTAGTAATAAAAGACGTATGTATGTTAATGGAAAGTATGTACCTCAGACCCATCCCTTATACAAGGCAGGAAGGTACAAGACGTATGAAGAAGCGGCTTTTGGTTCTTTACAAAACTATGATCTATGTAAAAAAGGAGAAGTATATATAATCAAAAATCCTGCATGGGATGATTGGTACAAGATAGGTAAGGCAGTAGACGCAGAAGATAGATGTAAAGGATACCAGACAGGCAGTCCACATAGAGACTACGAACTTATTTATTCTTTTAACACAGACAACAGAAACAGTGCTGAGATGGAAGCACATAAGAAAGCAGAAAAAATATGTCTTGAAAGAAGAGGCGAATGGTTCTATACTAAAGAGGTAAATACATTAATTGAAGGAATCACCCCATGATGGAACTAGCACTAATTCGTAGCTTAATGAACAAGGACTTCTATGATGACCATAAAGGTATACGTTGTCCAGATAAGCTATTTACTAAAGATGTACGGAAGATTAAACAGACAGTAGATTACGCTATGGAAAACTTTGAGAAGGATTTAACTGTATCGGAGTTGCAAGGTTTGTTTATGACGAACAACAGTACAATGACTACAGCTACTAAAGAATTATACGACCAACTGTTCAACAAGTTAGAACAAGAGAAGCCTATGTGTCAGGATATATCTAAGCAAGTTTTCTCTAAGTTGTTTCAGCAGATGGTAGGTGAGGAGATAGCTAACTTAGGTTTTGATTACGTCAATGGAGATAAAAGTACGCTTGAACCCTTGCGAATACTATTAAACGACTACCACGACAACTTCTTGCCTAACCTGACTGTTGAGTGGGAGGACATGAGCATAGACACACTACTTAAAGCTAATGCTATACAGTGCCAATGGAAGTTTAATATACCTAGCTTGCAGAGAAAGGTAGAGGGTATCAGTGGAGGACATTTAGTTTTGATTGGAGCAAGACCCAACACAGGTAAGACTAGCTTTCACGCATCTTTGGTAGCTTCTAAGGATGGATTTGCAGAGCAAGGAGCTAAGTGTATTGTTCTGTGTAATGAAGAAGCATACGATAGAGTTGGAGCTAGGTATCTTTCAGCCGCTACAAATATGAGTATGGATGAGGTGCGTCAAAATGTCTCACTAGCTTCAGCTAGGTATAAACATGTCGATAGTAATGTATGTGTCAAGGATACGACAGGAAAAGATATGGCTTGGGTTGAAGCAGTAGTTAAAGCCTATAAACCTGACATTGTAGTTCTAGACATGGGTGATAAGTTTGCCTCTAGGACAGGTGAACGCTCTGACATATATCTAAAGGAAGCGGCTATACATGCTAGGAACATAGCTAAACAGTATAACTGTGCTATACTATGGATGTCGCAACTATCAGCAGAAGCTGAAGGTAAGATTATGGTAGACCAATCCATGCTTGAGGGTAGCAAGACAGGTAAAGCTTCTGAGTCTGACTTGATGCTGTTAGTTAGTAAGAACCCTACGATTGAAGTTGAAGGACAGGAGGATGAGGATACGGAACGGCATATAGTTATAGCTAAGAATAAACTTAAAGGTGGTTGGCATGGAGCAATCACTGTTCACCTAGATGGAGAGAGGGCGAGGTTTACAGCATGAAGCTAGTACTAGACGTAGAGAACACAACGACAAAGCGAGATGGCAAGAATCATCTTGACCCTTTTGAACCGACTAATACCCTTACTCAAGTGGGTGTTCTTAACGCACAGGGTAGCAAACCTCATGTGTTTACTTACGACCACACAGAAAAGCAAGATACGGATGGATCTCAGAGGAAACAACTACAAGCTGTACTAGATAAAACAACACTCCTAATAGGACATAACTTACAGCACGACTTGCAGTGGTTGTGGGCATGTGGGTTTACTTATGATGGAGCTATATATGATACAATGTTAGCTGAGTATCTACTGCAACGAGGACAGAAGAACTCTGTGTCTCTTGAAGCTTGTGCAGATAGGTATGAACTAGACTATCAAAAGCAAGACACACTAAAGAAATACTTTGCTGACGGATACAACACTAATGAGATACCATTGGCTGAGTTGTCAGGTTATTTGGAGCAGGACTTGTATATAACTAAATGTTTTTATGATAAGCTAGAGCAAGAGTATAAAGCACCTGAAGCTCAGTCCTTAATTGCAGTTAGGGATATAAGTAACGAAGTGTGTAAGTCTCTCACTAGGATGTACATGAATGGATTTAAGATAGACAAAAACGCACTAGCTGAAGTGAGACAGCAGTTTGAAACAGAACTAGCAGAGATAGAACAGAGATTGAACGCTACAGTAAAAACTATTATGGGAGATACTCCTATCAACCTTAACTCACCAGAGCAAGTTAGCCAAGTAATATACTCTAGGAAGATACGAAACAAAAAAGAATGGGCAGTATTGTTTGATTATGTAAATACTAAATCTGAGTTTATATCAGCGTACAAGTCTAATAGTGATATGATGATGCGAACTAAAGCTCATACATGTTTGAAGTGTGATGGCACAGGCAAGGTGCGTAAGACTAGAAAGGATGGGAAGCCTTTTGCCAAGCCTACCAAGTGTGACGCATGTGAAGCTAAAGGATACCTGTACACTGAAACTAGCACTATGGCAGGGTTAGGCTTTGCACCGCCATCTAAGGATTGGGTGAGTGCCAATGGTTTTACTACCAGTAAAGGCAACTTAGAAACGCTTATGTCAGTAGCTAAGAGTAAGAACATGGACACAGCATATAACTTTCTGTCTGACTTAAAGCGTCAGAGTGCTATCTCTAGTTACTTATCTAGCTTTGTTGAAGGAATACACAACTTCACTAAGCCTGATGGGTTGCTCCATGTAGGTTTAACTCAGCACGTTACAGCTACAGGCAGGTTCTCAGGGCGAAATCCTAACATGCAGAATATGCCTAGAGGTGGTACGTTTCCTGTTAAACGAGTGTTTGTATCTAGATGGGATGGGGGTAAGATTATAGAGGCTGACTTTGCACAGCTAGAGTTTAGAGTTGCCGCTTTGTTATCTCAAGACCAGACAGCTATGAAAGAAGTTGAGACAGGGTTTGATGTTCATAGCTATACAGCTAAAGTTATATCTGATGCAGGTCAACCAACATCACGACAAGAAGCTAAAGCTCATACTTTTGCACCGTTGTACGGAGCTACAGGTTATGGCAGGAGTAAAGCAGAGGCTGAGTACTACACTCACTTTACATCTAAGTATAAGGGGATAGCTAAGTGGCACAAGAAGCTAGGCAATGAAGCTATTAACTTAGGCAAAATAACTACACCTTCAGGAAGACAATATGCGTTTCCTGATGTAGAGAGAAGGACAAACGGCAACCCTTCTCATTTCACTATGATCAAGAACTATCCTGTACAGGGCTTTGCTACAGGCGATATAGTTCCTATCATTCTCTTGGAAATTGAGAAACACCTAGAGATAGACAATCTAAATAGTCTACTAGTAAATACAGTTCACGATTCTGTTGTACTAGATGTTCACCCTTCTGAGGAGAGAGCAGTTTTAGGTATAATTAAAGAGATAAATACTAAGCTACCTACTATAATTCAATCGTATTATAATATCGACATTAATGTTCCAATGTTACTTGAAGCTAAAATAGGTAATAATTGGCTTGACACTGTTGATATTTAGTGTATAATGCGAATCACTAACACTAATTGCAAAGGAGCAAAATATATATGGAAAATCAAGTAAGTGTAATCGAAAGTAACCCATCTGCATTAGCAGATATTATGGGAGTATCACAATCAAGTGGTACAACTAGGTCAGCTTTGGCTGAAGTTAAACAAATACATCAGCCTATTATGGGTACTAAAAAGGTAGACGGAGAGGACATGGAGGTTGCAGTAGTTAAAGCTGCATCTTACTCAGTTACTTTCCCTGACGGTAGTGTATACTACAGTCCTACAGTTACCATTAGACCTTTTATGCAAAGGTTTCAGTTCCACAGATGGGATGGAAACTATAAAGGTGAAGGTGGTAAAGAAGGACGCATGTTGAAGACTGTGTTAGCTAAATCTCTCAACCAAGACTTAAAGGACAACTATGGTGGTTACAACTGTGGTAGACCTTCAGGTTACGTTGAGGACTTTAAGGCTCTCCCCTCCAAGACACAGGAACTCATGCGTCAAACTAAGCGAGTCAAAGTTATACTTGGCTTGTGTACACTCGACAAAGCGATGGACGAAAATGGTGAACCTGTTGATGTAAAAGAGTTTCCTTTCTTTATGAATGTAAAGAACAGGGATAGTTACAAAAACATGGACACTCTTTACACATCTATTCAACGCAAGAATAGACTGCCGATACATTACCATGTAATACTATCAGGAGAAGTAAAGAGCATACCCACAGGAGTTACCTATGGTGTTATTAATGCCAAACTTGGTAAGACTGTTGAGGTAACAACGGATGACCAAGAAGTTCTTAATAACTTTGTCGATTGGGTTGGAGCTACTAACTCTTCTATTTTAAATTACTGGGCAGAAAACAACAAGGAGACTTTATCCCAAGAAGACTCAGATATTGTTGGCTCAATAGTTAATATTGAAGAGGAGTAAGTAGTATGAACCATCCTGCAGAACTGGCGATACTCTCTTTCTTAGAAAAAGCAACTAAGGGTGAAGCTGAAGTTGATGACGCTATAGTTACCAAAATAGCTGAAGATATTAAGGAAGCTGTAGTACGTCAGTTTGCAGGAAAAAAGCCTAGCGATAAATTTAGACTCCGCATGTCAAATATAGGGAGAAAGAAGTGTCAACTCTGGTTTGATAAAAACAGTCCAGAAGATAAAGAACCTTTTTCTCCCTACTTTTTGATTAATATGATGCTAGGTGACATTGTAGAAGCTGTATTTAAAGGTCTGCTTAGAGCCTCTAAAGTTAAGTTTGACGATAGTGGACATGTTGTTTTAAAGACTAAGACTGCTCAAATAAAAGGTGAGTACGACATGGTGCTAGATGGTAAGGTAGACGATATAAAGTCTGCATCTTCTTGGTCATACGAAAACAAGTTTAAAGATTTTGCTACATTAAAAGCAGGAGACAGTTTCGGCTATGTAGCTCAACTTGTAGGCTATGCTAAAGCGTCAGGAAAAGACGTTGGAGGTTGGTGGGTTATTAATAAGAACACAGGAAACTTTAAGTACATAGATACAGAAGGAATAGACACAGATAAAGAACTAGATAAAATTGAAGACACTATAGCTTATATAGAAAAAGATGAACCTTTTAAAAGATGCTTTGAAGATGAGGCTGAGACTTATTACGGAAAACCTAGTGGCAATAGAAAGCTAGGAGTAGAGTGTGGTTTCTGTTCCTACAAAGAAAAATGTTGGGGTAATATCCAAGCACTACCTTCTAAAGTATCCAAATCCAAATTTCCCCCCACTGTTTATTACACACAGTTAAAAAATGCGTAAACATAATAAGTTTAGATACAGGAGTGGTCTAGAAAAAGAGATTGCCGCTTTCCTGAAGTCGTGCCAGAAAGAACTAAGGTATGAACTTCTGAAGATAGAGTGGGAAGATCTTAGGTATAGACATTACACTCCTGATTTTGTTTTAGACAATGGTATAATTATTGAAACAAAGGGGATGTTTGACTCAGAGGATAGACGAAAGCATCTTTGCATTAAGAAGCAGTACCCTAAGTTAGATATACGTTTTATATTTAGTAATGCTAATGCTAAACTATATAAGAAAGCTAAGAGTAGATACTCTGATTGGTGTGAAAAGAATGGTTTTTTATATGCACATAGAATTATTCCGCAAAAATGGTTGACTGAAAGAAAAAAACAAATACAACTAGGGGTTCTTCCCTTCAAAAAGAAAAGGGCAATATAATGGAGATAGATAAAAATGAATACGCTATACTCTTTACTCCTACAGAAGAAGAGGATGGAGATTTTTCAGGGCAGGTAGGTATAAGAGTTATATACAGTTCCGATAATAGTTGGGATGAGCGAACAAGATACCTGATGCTAGAGATGTTAACACTAGTCACAGCTACTGTGCCTTTGTTAGAGACAGAAGACGAGTTCTTAAAAAAAGTTAGAGACAAAAGGACACAGCTACTTGAAGACGGATCATTAGCTCCTATATATGATGATACAGGTGCGGAAGTAAAAGACACACCTTTAATAACAGGAATAAAAGATAACGTAATACATGTAGATTGGAAGAATAAAAATGGACGAGACTGATGATATGGTTAATAGCCCTCCACATTACAATAAAGCTAACGTAGAATGTATTGATGCTATTCATGCCGCTACGGATGAAGGGTACGAGTATTATTTACAAGGTAACATCTTGAAATATGTTTGGCGATACCGATATAAAGGTGGTGTTGAGGACTTGAAGAAGGCACAGTGGTATTTAGATAGATTAATAACAGAAAAGGAGAATAAATGAATATGCAATATAAATCACGAGAAGATAGCTTACAAGAATTTCACTCAGCCTTTGGTCATCCTGTAGATGAAGTGATGACCGTAGATGGCATGGAGTTACGCAGAAGCTTAATAGTAGAAGAGTTTACAGAGCTAATGTCAGAGATGAGCCAAGTGTCTATAGCTTTAGCTAGAGGTAGAAAGCCTAAACTAGAAGTAAGAGAAAACTTATTGAAAGAACTGTGCGACTTACAGTACGTTATATCTGGTATGGCTGTAGCTTTTGGGCTTCCCTTACAAGTAGCCTTTAACAGAGTACACGCTAGTAATATGTCTAAGCTAGGAGAAGACGGTAAACCTATATACAGAGAAGATGGTAAAGTCTTAAAAGGACCAAACTACGAGCCTCCTGACTTAAAGGATTTAGTGGCATGAAGTTCAAGGTATTTATGACATTAGAGGTAGACCCTGAAGAGAATGTACTATCTATTGATGAAGATGGTCAAACAGAAAGTGTGCAAGAACTAATAGAAACACTAATGTTTGACGCAGATGGAGTAGAAATTAAAAACATAAAGGTGACAAACAATGAATAACACACTACCAACAGATTATCAAAACTTTATCGCAACATCTCGTTATGCTCGTTGGCTAGATGATGAACAAAGAAGAGAGACATGGAGTGAGACTGTAAGTCGTTACGTTGACTATATAGCAAAACAAACAGGAATGGACTATGACACTCCTGAAGAGTTGTGGGATGCTATACATAAGCTAGATGTTATGCCTAGTATGAGAGCCTTAATGACAGCAGGAGCAGCTTTAGACAGAGATAACACAGCAGGATATAACTGTAGTTATTTGCCTGTAGACGATCCTAAATCGTTTGATGAGGCTATGTATATACTATTATGTGGTACAGGAGTAGGCTTTTCTGTAGAAAGGCAGTACGTAAATAAGCTACCTGACATACCTAACGAGTTAGAAGAGTGCGATACAATTATAGTAGTAGCTGATAGCAAAGAGGGTTGGGCAAAAGCTTTACGCAAGTTGATAGGACATTTATACATGGGTGAGATACCTACATGGGATGTGTCAAAGGTCAGACCTGCAGGAGCTAGGCTAAAGGTATTTGGTGGTAGGGCAAGTGGACCTGCACCTCTAGTTGATTTGTTTAACTTCACAGTTAATATGTTTAAAGCCAACGTAGGACGTAAACTCTCTAGTTATGATTGTCACTCTTTGATGTGTAAAATAGGTGAGATTGTAGTTGTAGGTGGTGTTAGACGATCAGCTATGATTAGTTTATCTAACTTGAGTGACATACGAATGAGACACGCTAAGTCAGGCAAGTGGTGGGAAAACGCACCACACATGGCTCTTAGTAATAACTCAGTAGCTTATACTGATAAGCCTGACGGTGAGACATTTCTTAGGGAGTGGTCAAGTCTAGTAGAATCTAAATCAGGTGAGCGAGGCATATTCAACAGGGTGTCAGCTAAAAAACAAGTTGAGAAGCATGAACGTAGAGATCCTAACCACGAGTTCGGTACTAACCCTTGCTCAGAGATTATACTTAGACCTTACCAGTTCTGTAACTTAACGGAAGTTGTAGTTAGAGCAGAAGATAATATAGATACATTGTCTAAGAAAGTTGAACTTGCTACCATATTAGGTACAGCACAATCTAAGCTGACTAACTTTCCTTATCTACGTAAGATATGGAAGCATAACACAGAAGAAGAAAGACTATTAGGTGTATCTCTTACAGGTATAATGGACAATCCTTTAACTAACGGCACTAAAAATGGTTTAGAAAAAGCGTTAGAACATTTGCGTAACGTAGCTATTAAGACTAATGCTGAGTGGTCACAGAAGCTAGGAGTACCTATGTCTGCTGCTATAACTTGTGTTAAACCTAGTGGCACAGTGTCACAGCTTGTGGACAGTGCATCAGGCATACACGCTAGGCACAGTCAGTACTACATCAGGACTGTACGTGGTGATAACAAAGACCCACTCACACAGTTTATGATAGAGCAAGGTATACCATCTGAACCTGACGTTACAAAACCTAATGACACGACTGTATTTAGCTTTCCTGTTAAGTCTCCTGAAGGAAGCGTTGTCAGAGCCGATTTAACAGCCGTACAGCAGCTAGAAATGTGGCTTACGTACCAGAGGCACTGGTGTGAACATAAGCCC